GCGGATCTCGGTGAGTCTGTCGTCTTCGTCCATGCGATATCCCAATATATTGTCGCCAGACAGGTGATATGCGTAGGGCTTTCCGCCGTCTACAGCAGCATCCACGGCAAGGAAAGAGCTGCCATTCCACAGCGCATCTTCGAAGACTGTGGACGCCAGGCCCGTCAAGCTAGTGCCTTTGGAGTCAATGGCTTTGAGATATTCGTCAGCCAGCTCTTGATATCGCTCACTTTCGACCACTACAGGGCGCGTGAATGGAAGTGAACTCAGACGCCTGGCGGTCTTATCAGTGAAATTGACTAGGAATGAACGGGCTAAGCGGCGCTTATAAGCAACCTGGGACTCGCCAGGCTCTTTCGGCAGGTACTTTTCCCCTGCGTCTCGCATGACTTTAGTGCCGCCACGGATTGCGCGGAGCATCTCGCGATCATCGTAGAACTTTTGGCAGCGTGTGGATCTGATATCAACGGACATTAAATATGCCTCTTATTATTATTGTTATATTGTAACAGCTACTGGATGCCTTGTTTGACCGAAGTAACGGGTCTTTTCCAAGTCAGGCGATATGCCAAAGCATCCCAGGCGTGGTCATCTGCGCCCTTGGCTACGGAGTCCGGCTCGTCTTCGTCGCGGTATAAATCGGGAATCGTGCGGTTGAGAAACTTGCAGTTGGTGAAGAAGTAGATGTGCGGTTTCTCAGGGTTGTTATCAACAGTTGCCTGCAAGCGCTCATACATGATCTGAGCAGACGTGATCCTCGAGCCCGCCTTTTTGTCCGAGTTGGTGAAGGTAATGCCAGCAGCGGCGATGTCTTTTGCGACCGTTGGAGCACTCCCGTTATCGACTTTGCCCCCGTTGAAGATTTGGTTATCTGCCGGGCCTGGAGTGACTTTCGGATGATTCTGGAGGATCGACTGCTGAAGTTTTACCTCGCGTTCCTTGAGCCGCTGACCGATCTTCCCGGCTGACAAGAAGAGGCCTAGGTCGCGCTTTTGCTGGCTACCATCCGCATTCAAAGGCGTCCCGTAATCCTCGCCGACTACGATCAACGACCCCTTCGGCGGGCAGAACTCACGCCCATTGACGACTACAGACTCGCCATTTGCTTCAGCAGTCCAGAGACAGCAGAAAGGCGTGCTTTGGCCGAAGTCGAACGACCTATCAACCTTCCATCCTTTCGGGATAGTGAATGGGTCTAGTAACAAAATATCCTTATTCCAAACCTTGGCGAACATCGCTGAATCGTCGACTGTCTCCCAATTACCTAGCAGCCAGCTTTCCCTGAGCACGGGATCGGAGATGCTCATCAGCCAGGCTTTGTATTCGAGGTCGACGTAGTTGTTTTCAAAGATCGTCCCGAAGATCGCGCAGCGCTTCCACTCGATCTCGACCTTGTTGCCGTCGTCGTCGATGAGCTGTTTCTTGATGACTTCGATCTGGCCGCTCTTTTTGCCGTCCAAGAAGCGCTCTTTCACCCAGCGCTTGCCGACGCCCCATGGGTTAGTCATCGCCCTTACTTGTTTGGGCGGCATGAGAGGCTGCTCTTTTGTCGGCTGATATGCAGTCCGGAGGGTCGACAGGAGCTTTTCGTAGATCTCGTCAGTGCGCCAGGTGGTCAGCTCGTCGAAGCCGATGTATGTGAATTGCTGGCCGTGGAATTTCGCTTCGTACTGATCAGCCTTCTCGATGAACTGGAAAATGAGCACTTCGCCAGTCGGGAAATGCCATTCATGCGCCGATATGTTGTATTTGGCGCCAGGGAAGATCTTCGGAAAGATTTTGTGCGACTCGTTGATAAGGTCTTTCAGTGCTGAGCATTGACGCCTCAAGATCACTCCTCGCCAGTACGGCCCCCAGCCCTTTCCGACATGCTGAGCGAAGCCCATGAGCAAACAGGCCGACTTGCCATTGCCCCTTGATCCATGAAAAAGAACTTCGTGAACTAGCGACTGAGGCTGTCCGACCATCAGGAAGATTTCTTGACTAGAAAGGCCTCCAGTCCTGCTCTTAGTGGGTTGCCAAACGATCTTCCTCACGGCTTGGGCGATTGGTCTAATGTTGCCAAAGCTACTCATAGCGCCACCTTTCCGGCCTCAACGCCTACTTTCCCAGGCACTACAACATCACCCACATCACCAGCACATTTGCGCACAAGCCAAGCCGGCTCTTTGACTACAAAGAGAGCGTCTACATAGCAGTCATATGCGCTGATGGGCTGAGGGCCGACTACTTTTGGGGATGGATCTATGATGTTTTTGCCGTCAAAGAAGACCTGATGGATGATCCCAGCCGGTGTGAGGACTTGGATGATGGCTTTGTGGCCGATGTCGTCGAGGATTTTTGGATCTATTGTCTGTATTGATAGGCCGGTGGCTTTATTGAAGCCGTTGAAAGGGATGTATTGAGTCGTGTAGCCCTCGTTGAAGAGGATCGCTGCGGTCTCTTGTATCGTTACGCCGTAAGTTGCCCGGTCTGCGCCGTATGTAGCGTGAGCGTCTTCGTATGTCGTGCCGAGGAGATTCGCGAGGGTGGCGATGCCGCAGTCAGTGGCTTTTCTTTGCTTGATCATTAGCCGAGTTCCTCCGTTCTGGTCTTAGCTAGATGGAGGGCTTCGGATTGTTGTTGTTGAAGTAAAGCGTCGAGGTCGCCGTCTCCGCTTGACATAGATGGAATGAGAGCTATACCCGTGCTGGATTCTTCGGTGATTTCTTGCTTGATCGTTACTTCTTTTCTGTTCCAGTCGCCAAATTCCTCAGGCATACGACGTGACAATAATCTGGCGGCTTGATTGGCATCGCCGTTCTTGATTGCTTTCATTACAGTGTCGATAGCTGGCTTACATGACTTTGCTTTCGCTACGTCAACTCGCTCCAATAGCTCTAACAATAACTTTTCATCGTCGCTGAGTTCTTCTGGCTCGAGATCCATCTCTTCAAGCTCTTTTGCTTGCTTCTGCCAGTAAAAAAAGGTCGACTGAGGAATGCCCGCACAACCGCAAGCAATTTTGATGCTCGTCGTCTGCGAGATATATTTTTCTAAGTCAGTGATGACCTTTTTAGTAAGCACTCGGACTTTCATGCTTACTCCAAAAACCTGACGCCGTACTTAGCAATCATCAAGCTATCCGATATACCGTCACGAATAGCTCTAGCACCATCTTTACGCGCTTTACCGTAAATTGCCTCGGCTTTGAAAATCTCGTAAGCAACCTCTGCGATCTGCTCTTTCGATAGACCCGATAGCCCCTGATAGCCCCTCCACTCTTGCGGCCTGGCATACCTGACGTCAGCGCAAAGAACCTCAGCAATCGCCCGAACTTGCCCGAAGCTATCGCCGAAATTGAACATCGAAACGACTCCCTGACCAGGACGCGCACCCACTAATTCGACAATTGCTAAATCCGGGTTATATTTCGAGATGAAGTCATGAACACCACGCGGATCCACACGCTTCTTGCTAGCATCGGTCTTTAGTGTGGGCATGACGATGCAGTCGATTAGATTGAAGTTCTCGTCGACTATAGATAAACCACCGGACTGGCCTGGATCGATCCCCAAGATCTTTCTCATAGCAACCACGCTTATTCTTATTATTATTGGTACATTGTAACATCTTTAACGGCTATTTTTTGTGCGCAATAAAAAAGAGCCCTGAGGCCCTTTATATTTACTGCATTGCGATTATTTGCCGACATTCTCCACAAGCCACTTGTACCTAGCCGACTCTTTGAAAGCCGCTTCCTCACCGACGTAGCAGAAGTCAAAGCCTTCTTTCTTGACCCATTCTTCCTGAGTCATCCGCGTGCCATCTTTGCGGGCTCTAGACCAAGGGCAGAAGATGCCTTTTTCTTGGAAGACGAAGACGATGTGACATCCATGCTGCTTCGCTACAGCTCTGTACTTCGCAGCGTCGACCAGGCTCGGGATGACACCTTTGATCTCGTAGAGTATGTGATCGTTTAAGTCATCGACCGCATCTGGCTGATAAGTATGCTCGAGCACATAAGACTTCTTGTGAGTTTTAGGCTCGTACTCGAGGCCCTGGAAGCCGCCAAAGATCATGATCATCGCTTCTGGCCAGGAGCGGTAAGGACGAGGTACGGGTGGAAGATCAGGTAGGAAGATGGCTTCGTCGATAGTGACTACTTGGCGCCCGTAGTGCTGCTCGTTATACGCATTCCAGTTGACTTTATGTAGCGCCGAAAGACACATTAAGCACATGCGATAAAGAAGCTTCTGATCTATATCTTTGTAGCCGAAAGGCGTAAGAAGTAACTTGCGGGTATCGTCTACTTCGCTCATATCGATGAAGTAAGGCAGGTGGCCAAGACTTATAGATTCGGAGTTCTCTAAGCTCTCTTCTTTTAATAGTGACATAACAAATCCCCTTTTATTATTGTTATGGTTCTATTATGAAGTGGAGCCCTAACACGATCAATACCTTAATTCAATATTAGGCGAAATAAATATATCGGGTATATTAATTTGGCCATCCATGGCCCTTAGTTACTTAGTACGACTGCATCAGTTCAAGCGACTCGGGAGTGATGACGTAGTAGATACCGGACTTACCACCATCTTTCTTCTTAGTCTTCAAGCCTAGCTCTCTCATGATGCTGCTGATCGCCAGTTGCTTACCCTGCTTCGATGTAGCGGTGCTGACCCGAAGGCCCATGTCGATCACTTCGCACCTCTGAGCATTCAGCTTATCGAAGAGATCGACGCTGCTATCGACTGTCCAAGAATTGCCCTCAGCCATCTCCTTCACAGCTTTCTTGAGCAGCTCTGCCACATCGCCAGCCTCGTTCTCATACTCCAGCCCGTCGAAGATCTTCTTGAAGCGAGCGATCTTGGCTTCACCCTCACCAGCGCCCCAAAGCTTGGCATCGGCTTCGGTCAAAGCTTCACGCTTCATCACTTGCTGAGCCCTTGCTCTGCTCACTGACACCTGCTCGGCCTCATCTTTGGAACCGGCTTCTTCAACCGTCTTCACAACAGCTTCGCTCGCTGCCTTTGCTTCCAGAAGCTTCGCTACGACTTCTTTTTTGACTGCCTTCAAGCCTTGCGATTTGTCGGCAAAACCAGCTTTGGCGAGGTCTTCATCACGCTCAAGAACTTCGATTTTGAAGCCCTGGGCGAGCAAAGTGGCTGGAAGCGAGTTCTGGATGTTGTCCTTGAGCCATGCTTCGCTGCGGTTGTGATCGTATTGCAGGGCGTCGAAAGTGCTGAGCTTCGTGTCTTCTTTCACTGCTTCCCTGATCTTTTCTTTCATGTCTTCGCTGATACCCATGCCCTTCAGGATCTCTTCGACTTTGACCAGGCCTTTCCGGAACTTCACTTCTACCTGCTCGACCTTGCGGTAGTCGGGGTTCTTCATGCCGATTGTGAAAGTCGTTGCTGTCCTGTCGCGGCGGAGCATCTGTATAGCGTCTGATGGGACGATGGAGCCCTGGAAGAGGCCGAAGTGAGCGTCGAAGTGAGCGGTCGTGATCGAGAGAGCTGATGTAATCACAGGGCTGTAGATGACGACGTGCTGCTTTGTCGAGTCAGGGTCAGCGATGAAGGCGGCTTGCTCGTCCCAGCGGGCGCTGTCAGCAGTGATGACAAGAGGAGTTTTGCCAGTCTTCTTAGCGATCACCTTAGCGAGTGCTTGGGCATCTTTAGCCACGTCGCAAGCGATCAGGGCCTTCTTACCTTCTTTTACAGCTTCTACGACCAGTCCTCTTACGTGATCGATGTCGGCTGTCTGTACGGTGATATCTGAGTGCTTCTGCTCGATCTTGAAGAGCCTGGCTTCGGCCCCGATCATTGATGCGCAGCGGCTGTTGATGTCAGCGTCAGCCATGATCACCGATTGAGCGCTTTTCACGCAGGCGTTGAGTGCGTTCCAGACGTCTTGCCTGTGCTTCACTTCGCCGCCGAGCACGTGCGAGATGACTTGCGAGGCTTCGTCGATGACTACGAGATCAGCTGACTCGATGAAGTCTTTGTACTTGTGGGCGCTGAGGGAGTTGACGACGATTTTTAGGCCCTTTGCCGAGGCGATGATGTCAGGGGATGTGCATTCGTCGTAAGAGACTATGCCTGTGATATTGGCGATGTTGCGGTTGATCGAGCGGCGGTGAGTGATGACCAGGACTTTCTTGCCTTGAGCCATGTAGTCGCGCATAACAGGCTCGAGGATGATCGAGGTTTTGCCGTACGCCGTAGGCAGGCAGAGCATGAAGCGACCGCCAGTCTTTAGGATCTCTTGTTTGACGGCTTCCGGGGATTCTGGTGTTTCGCCGGCTGCGAGGAGGCGTGAAGTGCAAGCGTTCATCTTCTCTGTCATAGAGATCAGCTTGCGCATGATCATTGTGTAGCAGGCCTCTGGAGCTCTGCCTGTAGCTGCTGCGAGGGCTTCGGCTCTTTCTTCTAGCTTGCCTGTAACGAACGCATCTTGTGCTAGCTCGTATGCCGCGCGGTCGAAAGCTTCGTCGCTTGAGTCATTCTTAGTGATAAGAAGTGCGATATCGAGCTTAGTCATCCTGTAGATAGACTTTGAGATCTCGCCCTGGGCTTCGCTATATAAGCCGGATGCGGTGCGGTATGCGGCTTTGACCGCAGTGATGATGCTGCCGTCTATGCTGATTAAACGCGGCTGGGTGTAGTTCTTTTTGAGCATGACGGCGGTTTCAAGTGTGTCCTGGCAGTTGCTTACTATGTAATGACTGACCTTTTCGCCTGATTTGATAGTTGAGTACTTCATTTTGCTTTCCTTTTGTTATTCAGAGTTCTCTCTGCTCTGATGTGTCTAGTATTAAATATGAGCCGGCATATACGCAATAGCCCTTACCGAAGTTAGGCAAAATAAATATATCCGTTATACTTTTACGGAGAGAGTCACGGCAGGGGTACTTACTATATCACTAACAAGCATCCTTCCTTACTGCGTTTCTCTTAACCGCTTATGTGTCTCACTGCTATAGCCTATTTGTATAACCACCTTTGCCGACCTTGTCACCCTCTCATCTCCTCTTTTGCTTATATAAGAAAGATAAAAGGATGGCCACCTTCTGATACAGCGCTGCTATACCGTTAAATGTCTGGGAGGCGCCCAACCCAGCGGCTAAGAAACACTGTTTGCAGATCAATTACCAGCTCTTTTTATTCGATACACACTTCATACGCACTTCGCCCGCACAATATACCTAATATATTTATTTTGCCTAATTACAAAGTGGCCCCTTGATTATTGTTTTTCTTTTTTTGCATACTAGGTACAGATGAGCGAGAGACTCGTCATAAAAGAGGAAAACATAATGATTACTTATTCTTTACAGCCTACTGCTCATACAAGTGCAGCTATTAGACATCACGCCGACACTTTTAAGCAGCTTTTTGAAAAGCACTTCGAGCACCCAGCCGTACTCGTCGAAAAGACCCGCGCCAAAACCTTCATCCCCGCCGCTTTCAGGGTGCCAATTCGCTCTGACGCAAGCCTCGACGCTTCTACGATGATCATCTTCGACGTCGATCAAAAGCCTGGCGATGATGTGATCACGCTTGAGGATGCAGAAGACGCGCTGCGTGATATGAATATCGAACACTTCATCTATACGAGCCATTCACACACGCTAGAAGCACCACGCTTCCGCATCGTCATATCAGCCAGCCGCCACTTCTACCCCGCCGAACACAACCAAATTTCAGCCGCAATGCTTGAGGAATTGGACGAATTTCTTGATGGCAGGCTCGTGAAGGTCGTAGATCCGTGTTGGAAAGTGCCTTCGCAGTGCTACTACGTCTACACCGTCCACCCTGACCGCAAGCCCTTCGCGATCAGCTTCTACAACCCTGGCCGCCCCGCTGACATCGACGACCTAAAGCTCAGGCAGTCGACTTACGGCATCGAAACTGAGTACAAACCAGGCGCCCCGCGCAAGCCAGGCACATCAGTCGGCGCACGCGGCAGATCATATGAGCTCAACCGGATCGTAGGAGGCATGATCAGCTCTTCAAGCGAAGCCGAGATCGCCAAAAGACTCTTCGAAGTGGACAACTCACTGCACGCTGGCGACGAATACTTCCGCGACCCACAGTACCCGCGCAACAGGCCGAGAGCAGGCGAAACTCCCGAAATGGCTGCATGGAGATCTTGCCTCTCTTTCACTAAGTCGCACATCCGCTCACTTAAAAGAAAGATCCGGCAGCACGCAGAAGAAAAGATCGTAGATAAGAAAGCTCAGTCAAAAGAGCCTATGCCTACTCACGACGCAATGATCAAGATCCGCTCGATAAAGTCGCAACCAACAAAAAAAGGCGGTGAGTCATATCTGATGGAGCTACAAGTAATGTCCGGAGATCACGCCGGCAGGCACTTCTGGAACCGCTTTTACGGCACGGGCAATCACGACGCAGCGATCAAAATCAGCGACAGCATGAAGAACAAGATCGCCAAAGCCACTCAAACGGAAATGCAAAGTCTCAAGGACTTAATGAAAGCAGAAGGTAAAGTAATAAGAGCAAGGATCAAACATAAGCCAGGAACATCAGGTTTTCCGGCACAAAACGAGATCGGCGATATCCATATAACCTAAGCCGACTTACACCAGGCCCTCCGGGGCCTCTTTTTTTTAATATTTGACAACAATTTCCCACACTTATATATCTACGGTGTTATAATGTAACGGCACCTTGAAGTTTTCCTCCTTTTCTTCTTAGTGCATCTCGCGACACCAATGCCCCGGCAGGCTCTCTCTCCTCCGGGGCTTTTTTACGCCTATAGGAAGTTAGGGTATAGCAGGAGCATACATTATTGACATCATGCCCAACTTTACGCATAAATTGACACAGGCCCGGAGCATGACGCCGAGGGGACGATATGACGTAGTAAGAGAGCGTGGCAGCATGAGCGTACCCAGCCCTCTTGGCTTTTATCGATGGAAAAGGACACTGCTGCGCTAGCAAGAGAGATGGGTTTTTTGACAGAAGAGCAGGTGGCGCTTCTTGCAAAAGTAAAAGTAGATACACTGGATGACTGGAGCCGGAGGGGAAAAGGCCCTGCTTATGTACGCTTCGGTACGTCGTTCTTTTACGATATCGATGATCTCAGGCTTTTCTTAAAGTCACGTATACGCATGCATGGGAGTGTGCGCAGTGACTCCTGATATCGATAGTGAAGTGGTCTATATCGCAGGCTTGGCAAAGATCTTCGGCAAGACCGAGTCGTCAGTGCGCGAAGGGCTTCGCAGGGGCGTTCCTTGGCTGCCCAGGAGCTTCAAGATAGCCGGTCAGCATGCATGGCTTAAAGCTGATGTGCAGAGCTTCCTGAAAGCTTTGGCAGATGGGGCGACACCAGTGCAGGCAACGCCCACTCGGAGTAAGCCGGGCAGGAAAAGAAGGATCCCACCTGTCTTTCAAGCTTAGCCGTCCAGCTTTTTCGCAAGATCTTCGGGACGCGGGTGCGTATATCTCTTTAGCTGAGAAAGAGACTTATGGCCCGTGACCGCCGATGCTTCCATTATGCCGAAGCCTTTTTCAAAGACCCTGCTTGTGCCCTCATGTCGCATATCGTGAAAGCGGATGTCATTTACGCCAGCAGCTTTTCTGACGATTGCCATGTAGTTCGTGACCGTGTTCGGCTTCAAGCTAAAGCATCGACCATCGTCCCGCTCTGGTATCTGGCTTAGCAGCTCAAGAGCCCTCTTCGACAGAGGGACTTTCCTTGCACTGCCGTTCTTCGAGTCGTCAAGGCTCGCTACACACCCTTTCACCTGATCTCTAGTGAGAGTCAAAAGCTCTGTCCTCCGCATTACCGTCTCGATAGCCAAAAGTATGATCAGTGGCATCTCCGGAGACTTTTCAGCAGCAGCCTTGAGTAAGCTTTCCATCTCATCTTCGTCTAAGCGGCGGTCGCGAGCATTTTTAACTTTCGGCAGCCTGACGCTAGCCATCGGATTCGGTAAGCCAGGCATACCCCAGTCAGTGTCGTATGTCTTATAGAGCATGCTGATGACCGATAGCTCGCTGCGTATAGTCGACGCCGATTTGCCCTCTTTCAGCCGCTGATCTCGGTACTCAGAAAGATCCTTTGATGTGACTTCTGATAGAGCCTTTGCAGCGAGCGGATGCTTCAACCACACTTCGATCCGATCACTCTCCTGCTTAGCGCCTTTTTTGGTCGGCGTTCGCTCTTCCTTGTACTTCTTTAGCCCTTCGCCCAGCGTGACCTTAGTTGCTTCTCGCAGATCTACAAAGCGGCCAGTACGCATCGCTGCTTCTTGCTGAGAAGCCCAGATCTCAGCGTCTTGCTTCGAGTCGAAAGTGGCGTTGAGCTCGGGAAAACCCTTCCGCCGAATCTGCGCTCTCCATGATCCGTTCGCTCTCTTTTCGTAATATGCCAT